AGGCGAAGGCCATACAATTAAGAAGAACAAAAAGGGCGATGTCATTGTTGACCATGCAGGCAACAAGGGCAAGTACGACAAGATTGACTTAACCAAGAAGACAAAAGGAAAAGTCAAGACCATCGACCAAGGCGTAAAAGCCACTAAAGATTGGCATAAGAAAAATGGCTAAAGCAAAGTTAGGTTCAGGAGCACGCTTCAAGAAGGTTGAAGAAGAAGCAAAGAAGTCTGGCGCTAAAAATCCTGCTGCAGTTGCAGCGGCTGCTGGTATGAAGAAGTACGGCAAAGCCAAGATGGAAAAGATGGCTCAAGCAGGTAAGAAGAAATAACATGGCATCAGAAGCATGGCAAACCTCAAAAGGTAAAAACAAAAAAGGTGGCCTCAATGAAACAGGCCGTAAGTCCTACGAAAAGTCTCATCCTGGGTCTGATCTTAAGGCTCCAGTAAAGAAGGGCGACAACCCTCGTCGTGCATCATTCCTTGCACGAATGGGTGGAATGCCAGGACCTGAGCATAAGCCAAATGGTGAGCCAACAAGATTGCTATTGTCACTTCAGGCATGGGGTGCGTCTTCAAAGGCTGATGCCAAGAAAAAGGCTGCCGCTATTTCCAAGAAAAACAAAGGCAAGAAATAATGGCTAAAGAAGTTTGGAATACCAAAAATCCAAAGAAAAAGTCTACACCTCTGTCATCATCGGCAAAGAGTGCGGCAAAGGCACGAGCAGCAAAGGCTGGTCGTCCATACCCAAACTTGATCGATAACATGTGGGCTTCAAAACAATCGAAAGGTAAGTAACTATGTGCGTTAAGTGTGGTTGTGGTTGCAAGGCTGGAAAGCCAGCAAAAGGATGTAAGTGCACCTGTGCATCATGCAAGGCTGCTCGTGCTAAGAAGGCCAAGTAATGGCTGACGGTCTCTCTCCTAAGCAAAAGAAGATTGCTGCCATGGGCGGTAATCCAAAGAAGATCGATGCTGCAGACTTTGCTGCCCTTCGTAAGGGTAAGAAAGCATCATCGGCTAAAAACCCAAAGGTCATTACAAACCGTAAGAAGGGCATGTAATGGCTAAGAAGGAGTCTGACGCAAAACAAGACGCCAAACTTATGGAAGACATGACTCCAAAACAAAAGAAGGCGTTTAAAAAGGCTGACAAGAAGATGGATAAGAAGAAACCATCTCGTGCAGAGGATAAAGAGATGGACAAGGCTTTAGCCAAGAAAGTCAAAAAAGAAAAGAAGTAAGACTTAGCCCCACGAAAGTGGGGCTTTTTCTTTATCCTTAGAGCATCAGGCTTACATGCGTAACCTGACTACAGTTCCCACTGGTTGCGATAAAGGGGTTGTGATGGCGCATAAGCCATGGTACGAACAAGTTGCTGAAATGAACAATCAGCATGAACGTGAAGAGTTCATGCGTGGTGTGTTCGGCTTTCGTCCTAAAGAAAAACAGCCAATCTTCGCAGCACTACTCGCAGGCTACATCGGCGGTAAAGTTGCGAAGGGCAAGAAGAAGTGACCAGCCCACACCATATCGCAGTTCACCGTTCAGCCCACGACACAACCCGCTACATGTCAGCACAACTTCGTGCAGAGGCACGAGCATCAGGCTGGCCTCATAACATCGTTCGTGGACTACACGTCCGCTACAGCCCTACAGGTGGCTTTACTACCCACGTTCATCCAGCCCATTTTGATGAGGCGCAAGACTTAGAGTTCGGTACTCCAGGAACTCGACCAACCTACGCCATTCGCCGATTTTCAAACCGCATGAGTGAGGCCGAAGAGTTTCTTACTGGACGCCTATTAGCACACCTAGGAGGCGGACTATGACATTTCTTCTTTCAGAGGATGAGGCTCTTCGCAATCTTCTTTTGGGCATGAAGGTAACAGACCAACGCTCCAACGCAAGCGGCGATTCAACCAGAAATGTTGGCGTGTGGTTTGGTCAGCCTTCCCAGGAAATTAGAGACCAAAACTACCCATACATCACTATAGATATGGTTGATATCTCAGAAGACTTTAGTCGTGCTATGCGTGGTCTCGTTAAGCCTACATACCTACAGGATCCAACAAAACTTCCTGATGGAACTACAGATTTTAACTCAGATACAAACGACTGGTATATCCACGAACCTATCCCAGTAAACATTGACTACCAAGTCACAACCTATGCACGTGAACCTCGTCATGACCGCGAGATCATCGCGCAACTAATGTACACCCGACTACCCCTGCGGTTTGGTGTGCTACAACCTAACGACAACACAGTTCGTCGTCTTGATGTTCTGGATGTCTCAAAGAGAGATATCACAGAAGCAGGAAAGCGTTTATTTGTAAACGCATTCACGGTACGTATCTCCAGTGAGATCGTGCCAGAACTCTATACGGCAGTCTACAAGGCACTTGAAGTCAATATGACAGGCTATCAGGATGAAGTTCGAGGAGGAACAAATCCTAACTTTACGCCTATTCATCCGATCACAATAACCTCATAATACGGAACCTACCAACAACAAGACAGGAGAAAGAATGACTTACGGTCGTGCAGGTGTCTACCTAACAGAGACACTACTTCCAGCACCTCTCGCTCAAGGAGTTGCTACAAGTGCTGCTGGTGCAATCGCTGCCCCATTTGCACAAGGTCCTGAGATTGTGACTCGCGTTCAATCTTGGACAGAATTTACTTCAAAGTTTGGTGGCTACAGCACTACATTCCCTGCAGTGTTTGGCGTCGCTCAATTCTTTAATAACGGAGGACGTGAACTTTACGTAAAGCGTATCCTTCACAGCGATGCTGCTGCTGCAACAGTTGATGTTGAGACATCAGGAAACGTTGTAGTCGCTACATTCACCGCAAAGAACCGTGGTGCTGACGGTAACAACCTACGCATCAACGTTAAGGCTGGATCAGTATCTAGCACCTACACAGTAGAGGTTTATAAAGAAGGTGTATCAGGGGATGTTCTTCTTGAGCGCTATGAGAACCTTGTATTTGGTGACTCAACTTCTTCTAGTTATGCTGGAACAGTTATCAACAACACTGCTGCATCTGTAATCAAAGTTAGTAATCTTGCTTCAGGAACACCTGTTCTTGCAGTTTACCCACTAACAGGTGGATCAGATGGATCAGCAGTTGTTGGTGGGGATTACACCTCTTATGCATCAACAAGCGCATCTGTTTGGAATGAGTTCTCGTCTCTAAACCGTGCCCTTGTTATGTTCATTCCTAACATCAATGACATCCTTGCTTCTGGTGTTGTCAGCGTAATCAACGACGCAATTGCTTGGGCAGCATCAAACAATGGTTTCTTTGTTGCAGAAACTCCTGCAGGAGAAACTGTAGATGCTGCAATTACCTACGCACAGGGATTGACTGCAAGCAGCCATACCGCAGTGTACTACCCACACACCTACATCAGCGACCCTGTTGGACGTGGTAGTGGTGCAATCCGTTTGGTCGGTCCATCAGCAGCAGTTGCTGGTCTGTATCTTGCTACAGACGCCACAAAGAGTGTATCTAAGGCTCCAGCAGGTTTGAACTTCCCACTTACTGGCGTTATTTCACTAGAGCGTGCGTTTACCTCTACTGAACTTGACAACCTTAACTTGGGACTTCCATCAGCAGGAACTGGTTCAGTTGCTCCAGTAAACGCTATTCGCCAAATTCCTGGTGCTGGCGTTGTAGTCATGGGTGCTCGTACTCTCCTACAAGATGGAACAGCCAACCGATATGTAAACATGCGCCGTTCACTTATCTACATTGAGCAAAACCTAAAGAGTATTGCTCAAATCGCATTGTTTGAGAACAACGATGAGCGCCTATGGTCTCGTATCACAAACGCGTTTACCTCATTCTTAAACGACTATCGTAACCAAGGTGGACTTCGTGGTGGAACACCAGCCCAAGCCTTTTACGTGCTCTGCGATGCAACAAACAACACAGCATCGTCAATTCAAAATGGCATTGTCAACATCCAAGTTGGCGTTGCCCTTGAGTACCCTGCTGAGTTTGTAGTACTTAACCTCAGTCAAATGACCCTGGCGTAATCCGAAGGAGATAACAGATGCCAACAATCAACAATAACCGATCATCGCTTGCGACTGATCCGTTACGCAACTTTAGGTACCTCGTTACCTTCACACCACTTCCAAACGCTGGTGGAGCAAACGCTAATACGGCTATGACTAACCTTGCTACTCCTCCAGTTACTTTTGGATTTACCTCAATCTCAGGAATGTCAATCACTACAGACTCCATTCCTTACCGTGAGGGTGGATACAACACCACTGTTCACCAGATTCCTGGACAAACAACGTTTGCTCCAATCACCTTCCAACGCGGTGTGATTCTTGGAACAAGCACAAACTGGGATTGGATGAAGACCCTTTTTGCAACAGTTCAAGGTGGAGGATCTTCACGCGCTGCGGGAGACAACTTCCGTTGCGATGTTGAGATCAAGGTTCTTGCACACCCAATTCCACAGGGTGCTCAAACTGCGGATGGAACTGCTGCGGCTACTAACTCATCCACAGACGTAATTGCTATGCGTTTTATGGTGTACAACGCATGGCCAACCTCAGTCTCATACTCTGACCTCAACGCTGGTGACAACGCCCTTCTCGTAGAACAGATGTCTTTGGTTCACGAAGGCTTTGACATCTCATGGGGATCAGATGTAGCAACAAGCGCTCCTGCATTTACTGCAGCGGGTGGTTCTTCAGCAGCAACTGGCGCACACTAACAACTAGCAAAGGAACATAATGTCGAACACAATTAGTGCAGTCTCTAACCCAGACTTGGCAAACAACTTAATTAAGGATG